TGTACTGGGGCAACCCAATGGGCTGGAACCCGCCCGGCTTACGCCAGACGAACGTGCAGACGTATTTCAACCCCCAGCGATCCAACAGCCTCAGGGCTTGCGGAAGGAACTTGTGGGTTGTCCACAACCAGACGTGGCAATCGTCCGAGCACGGGATGGACAGGTTACCGATCTCTTCCTCGGACATGGTTGGGTAATCGAACCCAACTTGGTTTGGTGCCACGTCCCGCTCGATCTTCTCCATGGCCCAAGGCGGATCGATCACGACCACGTCGTAGACGCCTTGGATCGCCTTCGCCTGCTTGACGTCGATCGACTCGAGCTTGGCGATGATCTCGGCCTTCTTGGTTTCCCGCACGGCGTCGGCCAGCTTGACCTCGCCAGAAGCAATTTTTGCTATGAGGGCTGGATTCGCTTTCTTTACCTCTTTGACCTGACGAATTTTATGTTGGCTGACACCGGCGTCTTTGGCAACGACTTCTCTCGTTTTTGGCTTCTGTTCCAAAAACGTGGTGGCGACGTCCGCCACCACGTTTTTGCTTGGATTACGCTTGTTGCGATCCCTTATCGCAACCTCGGACAACAACTCACCAAGCGCCTCAGCCTGTACTGCCCTTTGATCGTCAGTCAGGTTTCGACGTCCCAATTGGTTGCGCCTGATCCAGACCATGGCGTCCAGCCTGTCCACGAACGACATGACCTGGACCTTGTATGGCAGGCCAAGCCTGTCACATATCTCAAGCCGGTTATGCCCGTCCACGACCACGTCACCCCAGACCACGAGTGGATCACGACAACCGTCAGCTTTAATCGACGCCTCAAGCCCAGCCAGCTCGTCCGGCCTGAGCGGGGCGATCAACGCCTTGAATTCCGGATCAATCCTCATTGTCTTCCCCCTTGTCTTCGTCCCAGTTCGTCCCGTCGCAGCCATTTCGTGGCTCGAACGTCAGCCCGTCCAAGTCCTCACCTTCAACCGGCACTTCCACTTCTTCGTCCATTGCCTGTCTCCTATGTTTCAATCCACCCGGTTTCCCGGTATCACGATTAGACCACGATCTCGTGGCCAGTCAAGCACTAAATTAAAAATATCTACACTGGCTCCTTTGATAAAATCCAATATTTTATAAATTATGGTTGCATGCCCGCCATGGAACCCCTTGGAACGTGGGCCCACATGTCGTCCTCGGACAAATCGCCACGGCCAGGCCGTGGGGTAATGCCTGGGACTATGGGCTCGAACTCGTCGGGGCGCTCGTCCACGATCCAGTAGCCCCTCATCCACCAGCCCTTGGACCCGTCGTCGCCCTCGATCGCCGGGCCATGCCTGCGGTGCCATGAGCTGTCGTAGGGGTTTGTTTTGTGGTTATGGTGGAACCAGATTCTCTTGAAGTCATGTCGCTCGGGTTGTCTCATGGGTGCCTCCAATGTCCCCAGGATACCCTGCCAATCACGATCTGTCAAGCCTGGGGCCACGATCTGTCCACAAAGGCATGAGGGGGCGGTTTGGGGCGGATCAAGATTAGCTTCGTTTGTCAATTCTTGCTTTCTTTTGTCAATTCTTGCTAAGTACATTTTCTAGCTAGGAATCGTGGACATTTCGTGGTACAAGTAGGACGTGGGCTACCTAAAACCGCCCAAGGATACCATGGCCTGAGCAACCATGGGAACCATAAGCGGACCCAATGCCCAACCGAGAAAGCACGGTAGTAGAGTCTGAGTCGCAGTACGAGTGAAGCTCGAGTCAAGAGGTGACGTGGATCGTGGTCGTAGATCGTGAGATCAGCGGGAACGACGAACGGCGCAGTTTAAGTTCGCTGCGGAAGCGGACGGATCGTGGCTGCAACACTGTCGGGAGAAGCACGAGGAAAAACGGCGTTTGCCGAAAGCTTCTCAGCCGCTGGGGACTGGTTGAGTTCCGGATTGTCCATGAGCTGGATCACATATTTTACCAGACTCGTGGCCTCTGCCAGGTCAGTGAACGGGTAAGTCCGCCGGGATCGTAGACAACCGGCCGCAAAAACGAGCCCCGAACTCCTGAGGGAATGGGCTGGACGACTCCCAACCAGACGCCTTTGGGCCGCTGGTATCCGGTATCCCTGGATCACTGCTCGTCGAGCCAACGACGAGTAGAGGTCTCTCACTATATCCCTGGTACGGCATACGACGCTACGATACCCCCATACCCAGACGACAGTCACGACGGGCGCCCGGCCGCCCCGATCACACGAAGTCGGCGAACCCGTAGGGCGCCAGCCGGCGTGGGCCCTGCAAGGGCCAGCCGTAAGCCGGCTGGCGCTGTACGAAGGGTTTGTCGTTTGCGTAGGGAGATCGGGAGAGGACGGACGGGGGCACGGCGGCGACGAGACAGTCAAAAAACCCAGGACGAGCGAGCGAAGCGAGCTCGTCCTGCGACCACAGCCCCCAGAGTTCCGAACCACTATCGCAGGAAGCCATGTTCATTTCGGGGCTGCGCCCCGAGCCCCCGAGCAACAACCATGAACCCCACGTCCCAAGAAAGCATATACAACAACGAACAGCAGTCGAAGTTTGCCATTGACAGCACCGCCCTCGCTGCTATGCTTTCATTCCAAGGAGGAAGCGAACATGAACGAAGAGCGAGTCAGGGAATGGATCAAGGATCACCCCGGTTGTAGCGTCAGGGACGTCCAGCGTGGCCCAAGAGCAGCAAGGGGAATGACTTCCGAGGATATCAGGAAGCTCATGTCGCCAGCGGCGACAGTGGCGACAACCCCGGCGACAACTTTGTCGCCAGCGGCGACAGCGACAACCCCGGCGACAACCCCGGCGACAGTGGCTGCCGACATGTTCGCCATACCAGCGGCGGCGACAATTGAGCCAGCCAAGGCAGCGGTTACAAAGCCAATCAAGGTTGTAAAGGTTAAGGCAAGGGTTTCAACCCCTCAGATCAATCCCGATAGGCGATCCTTCGTCAAGGGCGGCGAACAGAACCGTGGCCAGATCAACTCGATCTTTGACATGGAAGAGCTGGAATGGGACAACAAGGACTTGTGGAACGAGATCTGAACCGAAGAGCAACGCAGGCTGGTATCCGTCGTAGAATCACGTTGGGAGGTCACCCGACGTGTCCTATTACAACAGCTACAAACACCCAGACAACAAACGCAACCCGGACGTCCAGCACGGCCCCCCGACGCCAGAGGTATGGGAAGCCGCACGCAAAGAGGCCAGCCGCGTCGTACTCATAATCAGGGACTATCACGATCGTGGCGAGGCCCTGTCGTTCTTGCTTGGGAAAACCCACTCGATCTGGCGGCTCTGGGACCCCAGGCGGGCCCCCCTCGGCGCATGGTTCTGGCGCTGCTTCCGCATGCAACTACTCTCGCACCTGAAGTGGATGTACTCGGATCGGCGCCGCAACGGCGGCGTGAGCCTTGACTACTGCACGCTCGGCGACGAGGACGGCGCCTACGACGAGAAAGAGGACGACGAATTGTGGCACGATCGAAAGGACACCGAGCGCAGGGAAAAGGCAACCCAGATCGTCGAGGACATTGAGCAGACGCTTCGTGACGCCCGGGTGGCCGGGTTCACCTGGAAGGAACGCCAGGAATTCGAGCGAATGCTCAAGGGCAAGCCGGCGTCATATCGTGACGGAATCCGCAGCGACAACACCAGGCTCAGGATCCGGGGCAAGCTCGATCGAGTCCGGCAATGGACTCGGGTCTGGGATTCCGTGGAATCCCGAAGGAACAGGAACCCAAAGGCCCGAATCCTATCAAGGTGAAAGGCAGGCAATGACATGAAGCGAAAGCGAACCGTGATCGACAAGTTTCTCGAGAGGCAGCGGGCTTACCAATGCCCACAGTGCCACGGACAACGTGACGTCGTCCACGTCTCGGAAGGCTGCTGGTCGGGCCTCGAGCTGGCCTGCGCCAAGTGCGGCGACAGAACCCGGTGGACCACCACGAGGAAGAAGAGTGAACGAGCCAGGCATAGATAACCCCGGCTGCGTCAGGGTCGTCCGGCTGATCCAGGCTGGGACGGCGTCCGACGAGGACTTGCTATTTTTGTGGCGACAGACGGTTGATTACCTCCACAAGGGCATCAAGTCACGATCCAACATGTCCCAGCACGATCCGTCCATGGCCGTCGAGGACCTTGAACAAGAACTCTTCATCAGGGTTCCAAAGTGGGCCATGACGTTCCCCGACGCAATGGACTCGTGGCCAAGGTGGATCAGGTCCTGCTGGTACAGGTGGATACTCAACCACTCGCAGTACCACGGCAGGCATAGGCCACGAAACTGGGTCTCGGACTCCGTGGACACCGAGGACGGCACCTTGTCCGAGTGTATCCCGGACCCGAACGCCCACGAGCCAGGCGAGGAATCACCAGCCCAGAACCTGCTCGAGGACGTGATCGAGATCATGAAGGGCTACCAGACGGGCGCAACCCCTGCCTGGCAACTTGCTTCCAGGCGCTACATGGCCTTCCGGATCGTTGTCGGACTTCCCATAGAACAGTCCGCAGCCCTCGCCAACCCAGCCTGGTCGCCGGAATATTACCGAAAAATGGAACTGCAAATCCTAGGCATGTATGACCCCACGATGGGACGAAGGGACGCCAAAGGCAACTGCACGGCGAGGAAGAAACCCAATCCGGGAATATAATAACAACGTGAGGACGGAGTCCCTCACCCGCCGGGACGGAGTTCCCGAAGGGAATGAAGCATGTCAAAAGCCAATCCATTCACCCCTCAACGTGGAAAGCTCTGGAAACCCAAAGTCCTTGAGTACATTGCGCTTGGTCTAGGCGTCCGCAAAGCCTGCGAGCTTGCCGGCGTCCATAACAACGCCGTCTATCGTGAACTCAGGGCCAACCCAGAGTTCCTCAAGGAATGGCAGGAAGCATTGGATAGAAGCGTCGTGATCCTCGAAGCAGAGGCCGTCCGAAGAGCGTCCGTATGCTCTGACTTCCTGCTCTGGAAACTACTGTCAAGCCGCCTCAAGTCACGGTTCGGCGAGACAGGGTCCAATATCGGCGGGGTTGGCGTCACTCCAAACATTGAGCTCAACATAAGCGTCAGAGAGAAGAAGACCAATGAACCTGACGCTCAGTGAGAGTCAGAAAGAGTTCCTCCTGTCCAACCTCCCGGTTGTGGCCTTCCTATCCGGGCTGGGATCAGGAAAAACTTGGATCGGAACCCTCTGGTCCGCAATAACCTCAGTCACCAATAAGGGCTCCCTCGGCTTGATCGGGGCGAATACCCCAAGCCAGCTTCATGCCGTCGTCGTCCCGTCCCTCAAGCTTCACCTCGAATCCATGGGGCTGCCATACTACCTAGGCGAGGCTCCCCCATGGCCCTCACGATTCGAATCCCACAGTAACGTTCTGTCCATTGCCGGCGGAACCCAAATACTCCTCAGGTCCATGTTCGAGTCCGGCATAGACAGGGCGGTCAGGGGGATAGAAATCGATTGGGCCTACTTGGACGAAGCCAGAGATATGGAAGAAGTTGTCCTAGATGTCATGCTAGGACGCATGAGGGGTAAGGTTGGTCCACGACAGATCAAGATTACTTCAACCCCCAATGGCAAGCGGGGATGGCTCTACAAGCGCATGGTAGCCAGCCCTAGGGAAGACTGGCAAGTTGTCAGGGGATCAACCTACGACAACGAAGAGAACCTGCCGCCGGGGTATATCAAGAACCTCGTCTCAACCTACGGCCAACAACAGCTCAACCAAGAAGTCTTGGGCAACTGGATAGAAGATCAACAAGGCAGAGCCTTCGTATTCGATCGGACCAGGCACCTCAAGCAAGGCATCATGGACGTTCGCAAGCCACTTCTGTTTGCAATGGATTTGAACGTCGCCCCGCTCTGCGGCGTCATAGCCCAGCATGATCCAGCCACGAGGTCCATGCACGTCTTCCACGAAGTCATAATTCGTGACAACGCACAGACGAGAGTCGCCTGTGAGCTAGTCGCAAACCGTTACGCAAACAGGTTCTTAGAGATTTGGCACATGTGTGATGAGGCGGGGTCGGCGAGGTCGACTAGGACCCTGGAATCGGACGTCCAGATCATGGACGGCTCAATGCGCAAGCTGTTCAAGCGATCACGATCACTGAACGGCGTTTCGAAGCCGAGGGTGGTTGACAGGTACAACAGCGTCAACGCCCTGCTGGACCC